AATTGGAGGAGCGCTTTTTACCATTTCGTCTTATTTACCTTGATTCGAGGCCCCTGCCCCTTCTTTTTCACGTTCGACGGGTCGTAACTTTCCTCCTCGTCGTCGGAATTCATATCTTTCGAGATTTCCCAGAACTCTTTCGAGCCAAGTTTGAACGGTCCGTGCGGTTGCGCCTTGTACCACGAAATTTGGTCCTGCAGCTTGTTTGATTTCACGTTGTTATTGATAACAAGGCACTCGTAATTCTCGGTGCACTGGTCCATTACCTGAGTGAAGCTCTCAAATGTGGGAAACATGCCCGCGTAATTCTCGTAGATGCGTTTTCGATTCGCGATATATGGTTCGCGAAGAATAAAAACGTAGTCGATGTTCGTGCGCAAATTCGGCGGGATACCGAGCGGATATTGCATTGTGATGACTAACATTATCTTCCAATGACGCCCGTTCATAAAAAGTAATCGCATCATAACGTCCTTGGTCCATTTATTGTCGTAGAGGCAGTCGTCTAAAACGACGAAGGTGCGCGGGTCAATGGACGATTTCTTGTACGCGTCGATTTCCTTTTTCATTTGTTTCAGAACGGCCTTTTGGCGTTTCAGGATATTTTCGATGATTGCCGTGTTGTACTGGTCGTGGATGAACAGTTTAGGCACATGTTCGCCGAAAAACCCGTTTCCCGCCTCCGTTCCCGAAATCACGGTCCCGATGGGGATGTCCTGGTGGTAGTACATTAAATCCTGAATGAGGAAACTTTTCCCGGTATCTCTGCGCCCGATGAGCACGATGACGGGCCCCTTGTTCTCGTTCGGTTTGAAACTGATCGAACGCATATCAAATTTAGAGAGTTCTAAATTCATTTTTCAGTTTTTTTGTACGCGCTTGAATCTTTGCAATATTTAAATTATTTAAATTCTACGAATTAAACGATTTACTTTTACAAGGTTTTTTTTTATATTTGTATTATATAAAGTATAAACTCAAATAAATTAACTATTATTAAATTGCAATGGCGTCACCAGCAGCACCAGATCCGAAATCGAAAGCGGCGTGCGAATATATAGATAAATCTCTTGACGGGCTTAACAAATTAAAAACGGCGGTTTGCAGTGGCGCTGAAAAAGCCCCTCTTGCCGCCGCTGCAAAACCAGCGTCTGGTCTCGCCACTTTGAACCAACCCGACATTGAGGCTTGGTTAAAAACTAAAGGGGCTATTGCAGGAAATGAATTTTTACTAGATGCTACTGTTGCCAAGGGTACTGGCGACAAGGCTGACGAGTTTATTATAAAGGCAAAAGACGGCAAAACATTTAATATTCAAGAAAATCTCGGTCTTGATGCCACTGCAGATGAAATTGCCGCGACACTATCAGGCGTCGAAGGCAAAACAATGGTAATGGCAGGAGGCCGGCGCAGAAAACGATCGGCGCGTAGAAGTTTTAGAAGCAGTAAAGGCTGTAGAGGCAACAGAAGTCGTAGAAGCCGTAAAGGAGGTAAGAAAAGTCGTAGGGGTGGTCGTACGAACAAGCGCCGCAATGGCGGGACTATTGGCCCGGCTTTAAAAGCGTGGTTGGAGCGACAAAAAGCCGCGACTGGAAAAGACCCTATTTCAAAAAAAACTATAGCCAAAACTAAGACGAAATCCCAGGCAACTGGCAGCGAACAACGTTTGGAATCCGGGAAATCTGTTGCCGCTAAAAATCGCGGATTTTAATTATAGAGGTAATATTATTATTATCCAATTCCAATAAACTTTTTATTTTTTATAATATTATATTATATTTATATTATATATAATCAACTATGGCGGGTTTAACAAAATCAGAAGCAGCAGCAGCAAACATACGAAATACATTTAACGGCATTAAAAAGAGCATAAGTAATTTAAGTAAGTTAAGTAAGTTAACACCCAAAAAAACTATAACAAAACCCCAACCCCAACACCAGGGTTGGAAATCCGGCGAAAAAATAAGATGGGGAGTTGGGGGTAGGCGAAAATCTAATCGGGGTAAAAAACACAAGAGTAAACAAATGAAATCGCGTAGATCTAGAAGGTAAATGTGATATATTATATAACTTGCGAATTAGTGAAAATTATATAATGGTTTAATTACTACATCAAACTCCAAGCGGAGTGATTGAACGGCGCGACCAGAATCTCCGAGATCTTGTTGCGCCAGTGGTCCACCCGCTCCTGATGCTTCAAATCGTTCATATTCTTTGGATAAATGGGCGTCTGCTGCATCAGCTTCGCGGCATCGGCCGTCATCGGCGGCTTGTTTCCGTAGCAGTTAACGCCGTATTTGCTGTCGGATTTGTCAATGTACCCGCCGTTCACCCCGGGCCGACCGCAGTCGTTCTCGTGGCCTTTAACCTTCTGCAGCTTTCGCCACGTGTCCTTCTGCGTGGGAAACAGCGCCATCTGGTTGTCCGACCAGCCGTACGAGCACCATTCCGCGCCCTTATTGTACGCCTCCTCCATTTCATTGTACGACGCCAGCCGCGCGCCGTACGCGTCGCAGATGGCTTTCGCGTCCTCGTAATTGTAGTAATTGCCGGGAATATTGAACACCTGCTTCTGCAGCTTGAGCACGGGGAGCGCGTTGCTGCTGTTCGGCTGCTCGACCGCGATATCGATCTCCGGGTTTTGCGAAAACAGGTTTCGAACCTCGGCGGTCAGGTTTACGTTGAACAAGTACTGCATCCCGTTCACGAAAATCAGGACAATAAATATGGACCACACCAGAATCTCAAACAGACGTGTGAGCCGAGGGTTCGAATCGGCCGAACCGGACCCGGACCCAGACCCAGCTCCCGAGTCCGACGAAAAAACGCTAAATAGTCCGCCAGAATTGGAATTGGACCCCTGCTGCCCCGAACCTGCCGCCCCCATCGATGAAAACAACATGTAAAATACCACAATAATTACAATTAGAAAAACAACGATTGCCGGGTTCCCTTTATTTGCAGCGGCGATGCCGAACGTCGGGTTCTCGATACTGGTTACAGGATTATAATTTATATTCATTGCGGTTCTCTTATACGTTACGTTACGTTATGTTATGTTATGTTATGTTCAAAACTTACTATACTTGTATATTATGTATATTTATTTATAAATATAATTAAATGAATAAATTAATAATTTAATTAATTCATTTAATTAAAGAATCGCACGATTCTCTATTTATTTGTTTATTTGTGCCGCCGCCTATAAAAGAGACAGTATGGCGCGCTACCGTCTAAATGCGTCATTTTCGGAACAATCTCGCTCACGCGCTCGTCATTGAAATTAAACCACCGGCCGTCCGCGACGCGCACGGTTGCGGTATAGTGTCCGCCATTGATTGATCCGTGGTGGTTGCACACGCCGTACAAGTCGTACACGTACTTTTCAGGGCTGTACCCGCGAACATATTTCGCAAATGACGCGCTCTCGAGCGGAATGTCGATATGCGTGGTATTTTTCTTGTATCGGCCGTAGTTCGATGTCGGGACGAACCGTTTCAAATCAATCACCATTATTTCTGGCATGCTCCAGAACACGATGGATTTATTCACCGGCTGTTTTTTACCGGTGACGTCGTTGAACCACGCGTTTTCGCCGTCCAGCCGCTCGGATTCGCAGTACTTGTCAAAGCAATCATACAACGTTATTGTCCTCTGGGCAGAGGACGCCCCGCTCTTTTCTGGAATGCACATATTCAAAACCGAATACGGCTCTGGCTTGGCGCTCAGGATTCCGTTACCGGTGCCCGGGGGGTCGGCGATGTCGGTAATTACCGACATTTGTATGCCGTAGAGCAGGTCCAGACACTCCGAATAGTCGCGCGCGTAGCGTTCTTTCAGCATGTCGAAGCACCGCCGGGCAATCACGTCCGTCGGGTTTTTTTCGGTCCCGTCGATGCGCATCACGACCGCGCGCGCGCACGCGTTGTGAAACGCGTCGAATATAAAGAGTAAAAATTCCGACGTGTCGTTCTGGTCCCAGCCTTGAAATTCGACGGCGCCAGTTTCGCGCGCGACGTGCTGGATGGCCGAGATGAACCTGCCCGGGGATACGGTGCAGTTTTGATTCCAGAGGATTTTGCGCAAATCGTCCCACTCGTCCAGCAGAACCGCGTTCGGTTTCCGGTTTGGAAGCGTTTTACGACGGGCCGACAGCTCGGCGTTGTCCAACAAGTCGTTCAACTCGTACGTGTGCGACAACACGCTCAAACACGCGTTCATATAGCACGTGTTGCCCCTGTTTGCAAGTCCGGAGAGCCCTTTACCGGCGTATTTGGTTTTGGTATTGTTGGGTAACAACGCCGCCATTCGTTTTAAATATAAATAATGTATCACCGCGCTATTTCTTTAAATTAAAATTGCAGTAGCTTACTTAAACATCAGCTAACCAATTGGTTAACACAGCGCGTTTCCAAATGCAACCACCGCAAGAATTCCGAGAACGAGGCCGACGTGGTAGTTGTATTGCATCGTTCGGTACACGTGTAACCACGCGGCAGTCTCTTCGCCCGATTTCAAATGCAGCACCATCCAGTCGCTTTTCGGCGAGAGGGTGTAGTAAAAGTAGTTCACGCTAAATGTGACCGCTGCGACCATACAGAGGAGTCCGCCGCGAGACCCGACGATGAAATATTTACGTGCCGTTACCAGAAGAAGCATTGAGAGAATAAATCCCAGAACTAAACCGGTGAAATATATTCTCTGCCGCTCCGCTGTTATGCGGGCGTACCGCTGCCGGTTGTCCGGTGACAGTTTCGAAACGAACTCTTGGACGACCGCCCGCTTCCCGCTGAACACGCAGCAGTACACGGTTGCAATTATGAAAACAACCGCCACCGCGCAACTAATTGCACAAACCATATTTATTATTATTATTTATTTAAAGTTTTGTTTTGAAGCAATGGTGTTTATATATTTAGTCGGTTATTTTATTTTTTGCGGGTATTATTATTATTATTATTATTATTAATTT